CTCTTTGTTGTATATCACGGTTACAGTATCTCCAATTTTAAATTTATGTCCTTTTTCATCGACTATCGTTTTTTCCGTTCTATATCTCATTTCTGAATCTCCTTTAAAAATTCTACGAGTTCTGTTTCACTGTTCGGATACTTGTTATATTTCGAATGATATGTCCATTTTGGGATTCCGTCTTTTCTGTTTGGCTCCGGACCGCCCACTAAATGCATGTAGTATGATTCTGTCGTTTTTGAGACCCACCAGCTTTTTTGTTCTCCCTGATCCGGTGCATATTCTTCTACGATCAGACGTGCTCCATTCGCGAAGTCGTATTTGTAGTATTTGATTCCTACGTTCTTGTCCTCGTACCAGAGTCCCCAGCTCTTATAGTTTCTCAACCATTCTTTGCGTTGGTCATTATTCTTCATGATTGGCAATCCTGGCTGTTCCGGTTCCTCCTGACAGTCTTCTACAAGATTTTTGAGAATTCTGAGTCCTGCTACAAGCATTTGTTGTTTTTTAATCACCAACTCTGGAAATCCTGCTTCTTCTTTCTCAACTTCCGTCATCCGTTTTAACAGGTCTTCTTGTTTTTGCAGATATATTGATAGATCGCCCGTTGATGGAATCGGGATATCTTTTAATTTCTCCGGCCAGGCATCCGGTATTTTATCTGTATTTCTCAGATGTTTCACCATTTTGTTGGCCTCAACAACACGTCCCTGTTGCTTTTCGTCCAGTGTTTCCGCTTCCGGTTGGCAGCTCTTTTCCTGAGTATTCTCTGTTGGCCGATGAGCCGAAGCATTACATTCGTATCCACAAGTTCCATGTTTTTCACAATTCCAACAGCATTTTCTATTACAATTTTCTCCATCCCCTGCTATCACTTTCTGAGTTGCTTCGAGAGTACAGGTGAATCCTTCTCGGTGAATACACTTTCCAGCATTGGTTTCTTTCTTCTCTGGCTTCTCAGGTGCATCAATTGTGGTCATCTTAACTGGTTTCTTTGTGGAGTAGCGCCTGATCAGTTCTTCGGTCAGCTCCTGCCAGGTCATTTCTTTCTCTTCCGGGCTATCTGGGTTGAATGTGATCCTATCCGGATGTCCTTGATAGTTCAGATATCCGTTTCTGTGCTTTACATAGCAATAGAGCATGCTGATCATCTTTGTTCCCATTAGTCTGTCTCCATTACGGATCCTGGCTGTTGTATTCTTCTTTAAGCTGTCAAAAAATCTTTCTATCTGCAGTTCTACGGGAATCGGCGTCTCGTCTTCTGCAGGCTTCTGCTGCCTGGTTGCCTGTTCTATTGTCATTTGTCCTGGAATACCTTTTTCTGTGTCCTGCTGCTCTTTCAGAATCTCAACATCAGAAGGCGTCAGTGTTCCGTTTTCCACAAAAATCTCATATGCCTGCTGTTGCAATTCCGGTTTCAGAGACGCTACGGCATCAACCACTGAAATTTTAATCCTTTCTTCTTTGAATTCTTTCATCAGCTCTTCTATCAAATTATTGCTGATTTTCTTATAGCGGCTATATTGACCGCCCGATATTCCCATAAGCTCTTTTAATTCGTCTCTAAGATTGCCTTTAAGCCCCATGCTTTCTTTAAATTGCTTTACAATCTTTTCCATTTCAAGAAATTCCTGCATTTTTTCCCAATCACTTTTATCTCTGTAGTTATTAGTCTGAATTACTTTGAACTGGCGCAAGATTGGCTCAATTTTTTCTTTTTCTTCCAGAGACAGCGTTTCCATTCCAGGTATCTTGATTTCTGAAGCGTACATACACGGGACTTTTTCAAATCTGGTATCTCCTTCATTGATCAGATCAATACAGCACAACCGGCGGCGATGCCCAGCAAGCACTCGGTCCTTTTCATTTACGTTCTCTATCAGGATTGGCTGCATAAGATAACCTGTGATTTTAATAGATGCTTTAAGTTTTTCTATGTTTCGTGTATTGTAGAAATTTTCCTGAGTCGGTATCAACTCTCTGGGATCTCTGTATACAATTGTCTGGTCTTCCCTTCTCTGCGGAAGAGACTGGATTCCCAACAAATCTCGTGGATTAAATCTTTTTCCCATACTTATCTCCCTATCATCTGCAGATATTCTCTTACAAGTTTCTTATAGTCTTCTGCTGCCGCGCTTCGCTTGCTGTACTGCACAACCGGCATTTTTGCATATGTACTCTTTGCAACTGCAAGAGAATTTCTGATCACGGTGTGCATTGTCGGATAGTATTCTCGAATAATCTCAGCTCCTGCAGTGTGTGCTTCGTTATATCGGTTGTATCTGGAAATAAAGCATTTTACGTTCTTCATTTCCGGATTCCAGTCACGTTTGATTGTATCGATCTGCTTTAGCAGCTCTCCCATGCCTTCCATCGTATTATCATCAATTTCAATAGGAATCAGCACATCGTCTGCTGCCGCAAGCGCATTGATTACAGAGATGTTAATATCCGGAGCATTATCGATTACACAAAAATCATAATCTTCTTTCACTCTTTCAACAGCTTTTTTCAGTCTGGTCTGCTGCACTCTTGTCAAATCCATGGACGCTTCCAGATTTGCTTTTAACAGATTGAGATTTGCAGTGATGATATCCAAATTTTCATAATTTGTGTTCTGGATTAGTTTTTCCATGTCCGGATCTTCTTCTGTCATAATCTCATCGATTCCGACACTCTCCGGAGATCTTCTATCCAATCCACGGGAGCAGTCTCCCTGCTTGTCATTATCTACAAGCAGAACTTTATAGCCTTTCTGGTTAAGGATGTAAGCAATGTTAATGCTGGAAGTGGTCTTAGCTACTCCTCCTTTTAAGTTGATGATTGCAATTGTTCTCATGTTGATTCTCCTTTTCTTGTTTATTCTTTTCTTTTTCCGAAACTGCATCCGTCACCGGCTTTTAATCCTTCACAGGAGCCGTTTCCAAGTCTGCAGCAATCTGCATTTGTCGTTTCTTCGTGTATTCTGTAAGCGCATTCCTGACAGAGCACGATATTTTTGTATTTCTGCATGAGCTGATAGGCAGAAGTTTTGCTGAAGGTGTTGATTTCGTCATATTCCTGACCGATTCGGTCAATGTAGCTTTCCAGTTTGCAAACGGCACAGCATTGTTCCTGTTCTTCTTGTGTCATTGTCGTGTAATTACTCGGACAGATCTTGTCGCAGATGTATGTTGCAAATTCTTCAAGGATAGAGCTTATGCCTTCTTCTTCGTTCTTTTTCTGCTCTGAGCATCCATTCAGGTTTTCCTTCGATGGGTTCATCTTCAAATCTGATCTCTCCTTTCTCAGTTCGGTAATATGTAAATTTTCTGTTGTTTTTAATAATGGTACCCAGATATTCCAGTTGGCGCGGGTCCTGATCCGGGCGCAAGCTCCAGCCTTTGCCCCATAATTCTTCCAAAGTCACGTTTTTCCATCTCCTCTTTCAGCCACTCGGAATAACTGTGTTTTCCAGATCTTCCAGAGATTTTATGTGCATCTGGAAGGTTGTGGACAGCAGCATACACCTGCTGCCATTCTTCTGCATTTTTGATCAGCTCTCCTTTGCTGTCTCTCCATCCTGCCCCGGCAAGAGCTTCCAGTTTCGCAATTCGGCTACAAACATATACATCTCTCGTATGTATACAGATTTCGCAAGGTACAGTCATGCGTTCAAGAGCTTCTGCAAGTGTAACCAAGACTGCCTGATGCCAAGTTCCTTCAAGATGTCCAAAGCCTTCCTTGGTTCGTTCTTCGTTTCGTATCGATACCGAAAGGACATAAGAGCACTTTCTATCTGTGATTCCCTGATAGATGCTGCTGGTTTCGATGTAGATATCTACTTTCACTTTCTCATCTCCTCTCAAATCTGTAATCGTTCGGTAGCTCTATCGAGCCAACCTATATCTGTATGCGGATTCAGGCGGAACATTGTGTATCGTCTGTATTTAAATCCGGTTTTTGGATTTATTCCTTCATGAATTTTTGCTATGTAATAACCTTTCTTAGGCTTCAGTTCTTTTTGCCATCTCTGGAGCTTGTCTACACGTGGTTCAGGCAAAGGCATATTCCTCGAAGTGTTGTAGCTTGCTTCTTTAATCCTCGGTTTGGCAAATGTTCCGTCTTTTTTCTTTTCTCGAGTGTTTTCATCTTTTGTTATGTAATTGCCAAGCTTCGTGAAATCTTCGTCATAATATTTACTTTTCTTTATTGCACTGGTCCACGTTCCGCCTTTACTCCAAGCTCTTTCTAAGATACTGGCTGTATCACCTACTTCATTTACAATAATGTGGATATGCCAAGCTCCTTTTGTTCCCCTTTCTATATTCCTGATCCAGAAGAGTTCGTATCCTCTTTTTTTATATTCCCTTCTCACTATGCGTATCGCCTTCTGGAAATCATCCAGAGCTTCCTTTATACTTCCGGGGCGATTTTCTACTAGGTAATCCCATGTAGCTAAGATATCTCCCGGACCGAAATACATGAGCATTCTCTGTCTGGCTTTCTTAGCCTTATTCATTGCATTGACCTTTTGCATATCTTCTTTGGTGGGAGTCTTCTTCTTTTCTCTCTTCTTACCTTTTGCTCCATACTTCCCGTCATGGTATTCTTCTCGGTCAATGATATCTCCATCCCGGAACGTGTATTCATTACGTCTCGTAGCCATATTTCTGTCCTAACTTTAATATCTTTATCAAGTCCTAAACGGGTCTTCCGACCCTCGAAAAAGGTTAAAAATATGGCAGGTTCTCCCCTGCCGGAATTGACTTTCCGCCGCCTGAGTGTTATACTTGTTGTATTGCAATTGTCTCAGGTGGCGAAAGCCCGGCTCATGTATTCCCGTACATGAGCTTTTTATTTATTCTTGAATTCTTTGTATAATTCTCTTCCTGCTGCTTCGGTTATATTGTCGTTAATTACCTCTGACTTAATCGTATATCTTAATCCGCTTAACAGTGCTTCTGCTGTTTGTGCTGCTTCTGGATATTCTTTCTTTATTCCTTCTGCGACTATGCTTAATGCAGCTATGACAAAAACTATGTCTCCCGCTGGAATAAATCCTACGATTTCCTGCAGTTCATTTACCCATACCCGGGTGCGTTCTGTAGAAAGCTTAAAAAGTTCTATGCCTTTTGCATTCATCAACTTTTTCTCAAATTCTTTGTAGCCATTAAAATCTGTTCTTAACATTTCATTTTCTCCTTGCTTTTTCGTTTGTTTTGTTTTATACTTTTCGTAAATCAAATTATTTTATTTTTTTATAAGCCTCTCATGTTTGCAGACGTGAGGGCTTTTTTAATTACTTTTCTCTTCTCCTGCAGCCAGATTAGGATCGCCAGGCACGTGATACTCAGCACTATTGTTCCGGCAAAGAGTTCTAATCTTGTGTTCCAGTCCCAGATCGGGAGCATGGCGGTTATGTATCCGATCAGCAGAGATATGATCATCTTGCGCTCCAATTTTCTCGCCTCCCTTTATTTATGTATGCTTGTCCTACTGTCTCCGCCTTATTTGGCGGTTTTTCTTTCGCAGTAATTCTTTCTCTGGTAATATTCGATTATGACTTTTGAGACGTTATTTATAATCCTCTGGTTGTCTTCTTTTGTATTATTTTTACAGTAGTCGTCGTGGATCCGGATTAGGCTGGATCCATATTTGATTTCTTTAATCACTGCCATATGTTTTCACCTCTCTTTTGTTATATTATGTAGTGTGTTTGTGCAAGGTTCCTTTCCTGCTCAAGTCACTTTTCTTCCCATTCCGCAAAGTAATCCATACTTACATTAAAGTACTTTGCGACTTTAAAAACATTTTCGAATGTCGGAGATGCTTCATTCCATTTACGGATAGTTCCATTCCCGATATTTAACTTCTTCTCCAACGAAGCAATTGAGATTCCCTCTGCTGCCGCCAGACGCTTGATTTTTTCATACATCATTTTTTCTTCCTCTTTTCATAGACTTTAATCTATAAAAATGTTATTATTGATTTGTTACTTTAGGTTTTAATCTAATTTGGTACATAGCCAGAAAGGAGTTGCCAAGGGGTAACAATTTTAAAAGAGTGTTCTGTGAGATTATGAAAGGATGGTTGCTGTTAAGGTACATAACCTTCGCTGATTTATGTGACTTCACATTAGTTCTTTGTGCGGTTGCTTCATTAGTGTGTTTGATCCTCAAAAAATAAGGATTACACCGGTAACTATTAACCTGTCTTTTCCACAGACATTAATCTCTTATGGCCGTTTCTTTCTCAAGGAAGCGGCCTTTTCTATTTAACAGCAACTACCCTTTCAAAATCTCACAGGCTGCTCTTCGCTCTATGACGGTTAGCCCTTCCCTTCCTTTTTTATCCTGCTTTCTTCTGGCTTGCCCCAGCCAGGGCAATAACTGTATTCATGCAGCCATCCAGATAGCCTTTCTGTCTCTCTGTAAGGCAGTCCCAGATCGCATTCATTTCTTCCATCTGCTGCCATCTCTGTTTTACTTTTTCTTCTGTAAGAATTTCTTTCATCATTGTGTTTCACCTCGCTTTCTGTTTCCTTTGAATACATCTTATTCCATTTTGAATACTTTGTCAAGCTGTTTTTGTTTCGTTTGAATACTTTTTCTATTGACTTTCTTTATCTATAGTGCTATTCTTTGATTAAGGAAATTTATAAGGAGGTGAGACAATGACGCAGGGTGAACGTGTCAAAGCAATTCGTAAAGCAAAAGAAATGAGCATGGAACAGTTCGGAGAACGTATCGGTAATATATCCAAATCAACTATTTCTAATATAGAAAACGGAAACAGAAACTTGACCGATTTAATGCTCAAATCTATTTGTAGCGAATTCAACGTGAACGAAGACTGGCTGCGGACCGGAGCTGGTGGCCCTGAAAATATGTTTATTCCGGAAGATATGCGGTACCTTAACACCGTCGGCAGACTGGGAAACGAGCAGAATGAGTTTAAGAAGTTCTGTATTAATATGCTGATGGAGCTTCCGGACAAATACTGGGATTACATTTATGAAGAATTCAAGAAATTTGAGAAAAAAGAAGAGTAGCCACTAAGGCTACTTCTTCCGAGGTTATCTGCAGATAAAATTGTAGATCATCTTTCCAGGAATCCGATAAGGAGATAATAGATCTCTTTTGCGCGGTTCCGGTTTCTTTCAAGTAATTTAATAATAAGTGTAATGTATTTTTCGTTTTCCATGAGTATGTACCTCCTGTATCGAACATTTGTTTGTATTTAATATACAACAAGATTCTTTCGATTTCAAGAGGTGCTTTGTAGTATTTTCATAATCATCCCTCCTTGTGTATATTATGACATTTTTTCCAAAAAAATCATGCATTTAGAGGGAATCGTCCAGAATTCTGGACACTTTTTTTGTTTTTACTTGTAATCCGACTCGAACAAGTCGGTAATCCGCACTTTTAGTGCTTTTGCAAGTAGCTCCATGTTCTCCATTGTTGGCGAATATACCTCGTTCATAATATTGTCTATTGTGGACTTGGATATTCCCGATCTGGCAGAGAGCTGCCGAACTGAAATGTTTTTGCTGTACATAATTTCGCTTAATAATATTTTCACAGTCTTAGTTTTCGGCAAAGCATTTTTATTATACTGGAAATTTATTCCATAGAAATCCGGAGGTTTTCTTATGAAAAAAAAATTTATAGCTTTATTATTAGCATCCACACTTGCTTTGTCCTCTACTTCAGTTGTATTTGCTGATGAAAAAGATGACAAAATTGTAGAATTGCAGAAACAGGTTGATGAAATGCAGAAAACTATTGACGACCTGAACGCTGAATTAGATAAATATCGTTCTCAGGATCAGCAAGACAATAGTATGGAAGATTATTTACTTGATAAGAATCTTCTTTCCGGTGATCGTATAGAAATGGCTGCTGATATGGTTGGAGCGTTATCAGGTTTTAAATATGGTGATACTGAGATTTATGAATATGATACCTCTTCAGAAGAATATCAGGAACTTTCTTCCGGAAATTCTATTCCTCTGAAAGGTGTAGATGGCTATACAGTTGGTGCTCTGGCTATTAATGGAAAATATGTTTTAATGGGTGAAGCATCTGACGATTTAGTAAAAGCTTTTAAAGATTTTAAATAATCACTTCATAAAGGAGCTACATATGACAATTGGAATTGACATATTGACCGGCGAAAAAATAAATTTTAGCCATGACAGACATTATAAAGGAAAAAGTATTGTTTCTTTTCCTGATGATTATTGCGTAATTGATATCGAAACAACTGGTCTTTCACCAGATTGGGACAGTATTATCGAAATTGCCGCCGAAAAATTTCATAAAGGCAATCTTGTTGATACTTTTTCTTCTTTCGTAAAGCCAGATGATTTTGAAGACGCTGAACCTTTCTTAGATGATTTTATTGTCGATCTTACCGGTATAACCGATGAAATGTTGTCTACGGCAGATTCCACAGCTTCAGTATTATCAAGATTTTACTCTTTTATTGGAGATTCTATTTTGATAGGACATAATGTAAATTTCGATATCAATTTTTTATATGATAATTGTGAGCGTGTTATTCACGAACACTTATCTAACGATTTTATTGATACTATGAAGCTTTCCAGACGTATTCATAAAGATTTTTCTCACCATAAATTGTCAGATTTAGTTCAATACTATAATCTTGATTATCAAAATGCTCATAGAGCATTAGCAGATGTAGAAATTACTTCAAAATGCTATGTGTGCCTTATCAACGAGATTTTAGAGAACTTTAAATCCATAGATGCATTTAACGATGCGTTCGAACGTTCCAGGCATGGCGTTAAAGCCAACGATATTAGCACTTCTAAAACCGAATTTGATACATCTAATTTATTATACGGAAAAGTATGCGTATTTACCGGAACACTTGAAAAAATGGTACGTAAAGAAGCAATGCAAATTGTTGCTGATCTCGGAGGTAAAAATGCTGATAATGTAACTAAGAAAACCAATTATTTGATTTTAGGCAATAATGATTATTGCAAATCAATTAAAGATGGAAAAAGTTCAAAGCAAAAGAAAGCTGAAAAATTAAAGCTTGATGGCTACGATATTGAAATTATTCCAGAAAATGTTTTTTATGATATAATTTCTGAAAATTAATAAAAACCGCCCCTGCTTAACAGAGACGGCTTTAAGAATCTTTGCAGTTGTGAATGCTCAATTCTTTCCTGGACAGTTAGAATTATAGCATGTTTCTTCACACCTGTATAGGTGTATTTTTTATACCCATTTTTCATAAAATATAACGGAGGTTTACCTATGAATGAAAATGTATGTATCTATTTAAGAAAGTCTCGTGCTGATCAGGAAGCTGAGCTTAGAGGTGAAGGTGAAACTCTGGCCAGACACGAGCGGATTCTCCTAGATCTGGCAAAGAGTCGCAATTATAGTGTAGGGGCAATCTACCGTGAAATTGTTTCCGGAGAAACTATCTCTGCCCGGCCAGTTATGCAGCAGCTCCTTCGAGAAGTCGAAGCTGGTTCGTGGGATGGCGTCCTGGTTGTAGAGGTAGAACGTCTGGCCAGAGGCGACACAATTGATCAGGGTATTGTATCCAGAGCCTTCCAGTTTTCTGATACAAAGATTATTACTCCAACGAAAACTTATGATCCTGATAACGAATTTGACGAAGAATACTTTGAATTCGGTCTTTTCATGTCCAGGCGTGAATACAAAACTATCAAGCGGCGTTTAAATGCCGGAAGGATTTCTTCTGTCAAAGAAGGGAAGTATTGCGGAAGCAGACCTCCGTATGGATACGAACGTGTCAAATTGCGTGGCGAAAAAGGTTTTACTCTCCAGCCGGTTCCGGAGCAGGCCGAAGTTATTAAAATGATCTATTCTTTGTACTCCGGAGCATCCGGTGACCGAATCGGTGTTTCAAAGATTGTCCGAAAACTCAACGATATGGGGATCAAATCTCCTTCCGGAAAAGACTGGGTTCCGATCAGTGTCCAGGATGTTCTTTCCAATCCTGTATACGCCGGAATGATCCGCTGGAATGGTCGAAAAACTGTCAGGGCTATTCAGGATGGTGTGGTCACGCAGTCGCGTCCACGATCTAAAGAGGATGATATACTCTTATTTCCCGGCCGGCATCCGGCAATCGTATCCAAAGAAATGTATGATTCCGTACAGCAGATCCGGAAGAAGAACCCTCCGCGTCCGATCAGTATTAAGAATACAATAAAAAATCCTCTTGCCGGAATTGTGTACTGCAGCAAATGTGGTCGCGCCATGGTTCGGCGGCCTTATCAGAAACGCGGTCAGGATGACACACTTATGTGTTCTTATACCTCCTGCCCTACTGTAAGCAGCAAATTGTCGCTTGTGGAAAGAGCTGTGTTAAATGGCATTCAGGATCTCGTTGACGAATACCGCCTGAATGCTGCTGTTCCCGGTCCGGACATTAACAACGCTGTTAAATCTAAAGAGAAATTAATTGCAGAGAAAGAGCATGAGCTGGAGAAATTGAATGTACAGAAAATGAAGCAGTATGATCTGCTCGAACAGGGAATCTATACGACTGAGGTTTTTCTGGAACGATCTAACTCAATCGCATCCTCCATTAATTCCTGTCAGGATTCTATAGAATGTCTAAAAGAAGAAATCAGGCATGACAAAGAGCTCATTGATCAGCAGTCCTCTTTCATTCCGCGCTGTGAGAACCTTCTTGAAATCTACTGGAGTTTAGACACCGCTGCAAAAAACAAGATGTTAAAAGAGTTGATCGAGAGGATTAATTATACAAAGGATGCCAAAAATGCTTTTCGAATGGGGAACGAAGCCACCTTTGTCTTGGATATTTTCCCCAGAATTCAGCCAAATTAATTAATGATAACATCTATGTACAAACGAACTCAGTCATCTGGAAATGGTATCCACTATTGTACATCAGCTTACCCGGGACCTTTCCATGGAGGAAATTGAGAAATCCGGATTTGGACCGTATTATATCGATCACACAGTGGGAGTCTGGCCACAGGCAGCAGGTGGCGTACCATTTAATGCATGTGAATTTCAGAGTAAAGGTGATCCGATCACTGATCTGTTCGAGGATCTTGCTGCAGAGCAAAAAGCCCGTTCTACTTATGACAATATTCTCAGAGTAGTCCGCAATATACCTGAGATTGCGGATCCCATCAAATTCCTGCGTGCCAGAGAAGTTGTTCATTTCCAGAGATTTGGGGAAGCTCTTCAGTCCATTCAGGAAGAACTTGATGCCAAAAACTTCTATGCTTTTACCCCGGGATTTGATAATCCCTGCACTGCATCATGCAACAGCAATAAATAAAGTACGCAGCCAAAACCTGCGACATACTGCGCGAATTTATGCGATTAGCATCGCGAAGCGTGTTACTGAGAACGGAATGAACAGTAATACGCTCCATCTTAAAAATCACAGAAATTTCATATTTGCTTTACAAATATATCTGGTGGTGCTATAGTATTCTTAGCTTAATAGCCACAAAAGTAATTGCCAAAAATATTGAGCAATTACAAACAAAAATATGATATAAAAGGGGCTGTCTCACATAGATATTATGTGACAGCCCCCTTATTGGAGGAATTATGCAGATAATTATTGTTGGGTGCGGTAAAGTTGGACGTACCCTGGCAGAACAGCTTCAGGAAGAAGAATCCGACATTACTCTTATAGACGTTTCTTCTAATGTGATCACTTCCCTTCAGGATGACATTGATGCCATGGGTATCGTGGGAAACGGTGCAAGTATCAACACGCTGGTGGAAGCAGGTATTGAGAATGCAGATATCCTGATTGCCGTAACCGGTTCTGATGAAATGAATCTTCTCTGCTGCCTGATCGCACAGAAAACCGGCCATTGCCAGACGATTGCCCGTGTCCGCAATCCTATCTATGCCAAAGAGATCAGCTTCATCAAGAAGCGTCTGGGTGTTACTATGATCATTAACCCGGAGCTTGCAGCTGCACAGGAAATTTCCCGTCTCTTACGCTTCCCTTCAGCTATCAAGATCGATACTTTCGCACGTGGTCGTGTAGAAATGCTGAAATTCAAAGTGCTTCCTGAATTTAATCTGGATGGCATGACAATCTCACGCATTACGGAATCCCTGAAATGCGACGTCTTGTTCTGCGCAGTAGAAAGTCGGGATCATGTATCTATTCCCGGCGGTAATCAGGTGATCCACGACGGAGATATGGTTTCCATTCTTGCTTCCCCGGTGAATGCAGCAGCCTTTTTCAAAAAGATCGGCCTGAAAACCAATCAGGTAAAAAACGCCATTATTGTCGGCGGAGGAACCATTTCCTATTACCTTACAAAAGCCCTGCTTGATATGAACATCTCCGTTAAGATCATCGAACAGAATGAGTCCCGCTGTGAAACCTTAAGTGATCTGCTTCCGGAGGCAACTATCATTAACGGAGACGGAACCAATCGTTCTCTCCTTATGGAAGAGGGACTCTCACGCACAGAGGCTTTTGTATCACTCACAAACATGGATGAGGAAAATGTTTTCCTTTCACTCTTTGCCAAAACAGTTTCCAATGCCAAACTGATTGCCAAGGTAAACCGCCTTGCCTTTGATGATGTCATTGATAACCTTGATATCGGAAGCGTCATTTATCCGAAATATATCACAGCCGACTATATCCTGCAGTATGTACGTGCCATGCAGAACAGCATCGGCAGCAATATTGAAACCCTTTATCATATCCTGGATAATCAGGCAGAAGCTCTGGAATTTGCCATCCGCGAAAATTCACCGGTAACAGGCATTCCATTATCTGAACTGAACCTGAAGAAAAACCTCCTTGTAGGTTACCTGAACCGAAATGGTCAGGTCAAGATTCCCCGAGGCCAGGATACCATTCAGGTCGGAGATACCGTTATCATAGTAACTTCTCAGAAGGGCCTTCGCGATATTACAGATATTCTGGAAAAATAAAGGAGCCGAATTATGAACTATTCCATTATTATCTATATCATCGGAATGATTCTGGAAATTGAAGCTGTATTTATGGCTCTGCCCGCAATTACGGCACTGATCTATCAGGAAACTTCCGGTGTAGCTTTTCTGATCACGATTGCTTTATGCCTGGTCATCGGGCTTCCTCTCACCAGGAAAAAGCCGACAAGAAAGGCTTTCTACACAAAAGAAGGTTTCGTGACTGTAGCATTAAGCTGGATCGTTCTGAGTATCATAGGAGCAATCCCCTTTGTGATCAGCCGAAGCATTCCAAATCCTGTAGATGCATTATTTGAAACAGTTTCGGGTTTTACTACAACAGGAGCCAGCATTCTCAGCGATGTGGAGGCACTTCCTCATTGTATGCTGATGTGGAGAAGCTTCACGCACTGGATCGGCGGAATGGGTGTTCTGGTTTTCATCCTCTCCCTTCTGCCACTTACCGGCGGTTATCATATGAATCTTATGAAAGCGGAGAGTCCCGGACCATCTGTAAGCAAGCTTGCGCCAAAAGTACAGTCAACTGCCAAAATTCTGTATTCTATTTATTTCGTAATGACAGTGATCCAGATCCTGCTTCTTCTGGTCGGTGGTATGCCGCTGTTTGACTCCATATGTACAGCTTTCGGTACTGCAGGTACCGGAGGATTTGGTATTAAAAATGACAGCATGGCCAGTTACAGTACATATCTGCAGGTAGTCATTACTGTATTTATGATTTTATTTGGCGTTAACTTTAATGCTTACTTTTTCATTATCACAAAAAAATTTGCTCAGGCTTTTAAAATGGAAGAAGTGCGGTATTATTTCGGAATCATCGGTATTGCAATTCTTATCATCACCTGCAATATTTACCATATTTTCGGAAGTGCAGCCAAAGCTTTTCAGCAGGCAGCTTTCCAGGTTGGTTCCATTATCACAACAACCGGATATGCAACAACAGATTTTAATACCTGGCCGGAAATTTCGCGGACAATCCTGGTACTGCTGATGTTTATCGGTGCATGTGCCGGAAGTACAGGCGGCGGCATTAAAGTATCCAGAATCCTGATTCTCTGCAAAACAGTCCGCAAGGAGCTTCATATTTTTCTGCATCCAAATGCGGTAAAGAAAATAAAAATGGACGGCAAAGCCATCCCACATGAAGTTGTTCGTTCCACAAATATTTTCTTCATTGTATATATGCTGATTTTTGCATCCTCCATATTCCTGATTGCCTTTGACGATTTCAATCTGATCACGAATTTTACGGCGGTTGCGGCAACCTTTAATAATATCGGACCTGGTCTGGAACTGGTAGGACCTACCGGAAACTTCGGCATGTTCTCCTGGTTTTCAAAGCTTATCCTTACTTTTGATATGCTGGCAGGACGTCTTGAGATTTTCCCGTTACTGATATTGTTTGTAAGGGATACATGGAAGAAATTTTAAAAATATTTTGGTAAAACAAATTTTATTTTTTTACACCGTATTCATATTTTATTCATATTTATTGGATATAATAAACTGTAGAAAGATGATGAATCTTTCTTATAAATATTTTTCTTTTTCATACGCGCCGGTACGAAAGTACCGGCCTCCTTCCATTTATGGGAGTTTTTTATTTTATGGCATTTTTCTCACACCTTCATAATCAAATGCAGGAATAAAACTCTCTCTGGCAGTTTCACCATCTTGAAAAAATCCATTTTCAATCCCAAGCTCAAATGCATAGTCCAGAACTTTTTCATATTCTCTTCTGGTTACACAACGATTCAGTTCTGTATATTCTTTCTGTTCAAAAACCGGTGTGTACTGATTCATGATACTGATATAAATCTGCTTTCCAAAAGTCTTATGTAAAAGTTTCAGAACCTTCTTTGAATTTCTTGTATGCCCCGGCAATATAAGATGTCTCACAATAGTCCCACGTTTCATATATCCCTCTGCATCAAACTGTGGCATTCCTGTCTGGCGTACCATCTCATTAACTGCTTCCATAGCCCTTTCAGGATAATCATTTGCATGTGAAAATTTCACCGCCAATTCGCTCTCCGCATATTTGTAATCCGGAAGATAAATGTCCACATATCCGTCCAGAAGTTTCAATGTCTCTGTATTCTCATATCCACCACAGTTATAGACAACCGGAATATTAAGCCCATGCTTCTTTGCACAGTCCAAAGCTGCGATGATCTGTGGAATATAATGTGTTCCGGTTACCAGATTGATATTTGCAGCATCCTTTTCCTGCAGTTCCAGGAATATTTCTGCCAGTCTTTCCTCAGTGATCTCAAGGCCACTGTCACCAATGGCAATTTCCCGGTTCTGGCAGAAACAGCATCTCAGATTGCATCCTGTAAAAAAGACTGCCCCGGAACCTCTGGTTCCCGAAATACATGGTTCTTCCCACATATGCAAAGCTGCCCTTGCAATCTTAACCTTCTGATCCATTCCACAGTATCCGGTTTTTCCGGCTGTTCTGTCTACATGGCAATTTCTCGGACATAAACTGCAATCTTCCAGTATGCAGCTTTCTGTATCATGCCTCAGAGTTTTATCTTTGTTTTCTTCTGTCTGTATTTTATTTACCTTCACTTTTCTCTTCTGTCCTTTTTTCTTTCCCCGACTTGATATCTGTGAATCACCCACTGCAAAACAGTTCCCACAGTTTGCTTATATCATAACCGTTCAGTGCTTTCACAGTTACAGGCGGATTGCTGAATAGTTACTATTCTTTATATCATTATACTACATTCCCCAATTACGTCTATTCATATTTCACAATTTCCTTTTTCAATCTCTTCATGATCCTTTTTTCCAACCTGGAAATATATGATTGAGAAATTCCCAGAAGGTCTGCAACCTCTTTCTGTGTTTTCTCTGCAGCATTCTCCTT